CGTTATTTGTATTGGGTGAGAAAACTTTTAATGAATATTCCATATTAATAATCCTCAGCATATGCGGACTCTACCGCTACTAAATCATTGAGACGCTGCAATTTGCGTAATGACATATATTCGCCATGTCTTAACCATTTACTAACCTGCCCAGGTGAAACGCTCATAAGTTTTGCTAACTGTTTTTGTGAGCAATTAAGAACGTCTAAAGCTTTTCTAACGTCCTTTTGTACCTGGTTTTCAGATTCATATGTTTCTTTAATTGCTAGGTTCCAGGTCATAGCGGCGATAGCGTAAGCATGGAGTCGACGTTCTCCCCTGGGGAAATAAAAATCTATATTAGCGTGTAAATCTTTATAATCTTTAGGGATATGTCCTGGGGATAGTGTTAGTTTTTTCATTTGCTTTGCCCCCTGGTGGATTCAATATGCTTCCACAATGGGGAGTCATAATTATAATTTACAATTGAATTAGTTAAATTTGATTGCAAATCATGCTTTATCTTTTCCAGGTCATCCCCTGGAGTGCTTCGAAATATTGCAGCGCAATATTCTAATTCTGCGGCAATTTGTTTTAAAGTAAGTTTCATTTTGTTTGGTCCTTTGTTTAGCGGGTTAAATTAATTGAATAAAAAAGGTATGAATTGCACCAAGTACATAATGCCAAAAAGACTAATTGCGCCTATTAAATCGCCTATCCAATCTTTCATAATTGCCCCCCTTTGATCATAGCGTTAAATTTATTTCTGCCTTGGATCATTGCGGTATATTCGGAATTAATCCCTTGCTTTAGTTTTTGATATTTGGGGCAATCAATTAGGGCTTTAAATTTTGCATCGCCCACAACCATTTTATTATTTATTTCTGCCATAAAATCATCATGCCGTTTTTTATCTTTTGCTATTCGTGCTTGTGATTTTTTCGCAATTTCTTTTAATCTCTTTTGTAATTTTTTATCTTGAGTATTGATAATGAATCTTGAGACAATCCAAGCTAATGGAATAGTAGAAGAAAAATAAACAATAATAAAAAGCGGGTTGGTTAGTAGATCAATTGTAAACATTTGTTTGGTCCTTTGTTTAACTAATAGAGGGCGAATCATAAGACCCGCCCCCTAACTAAGCACCATTATTAAACTTTAGTAAAGTGTAATTTAGAACAAGTGACTAAATACATAGTACCAAACCACTACAAAACCGACTAAATAATATATTGCGCTGGGCATTATTTAGACTCCCCATTGTGATTAGTTGCAATTACATAACCCCAGGGCTGGGCATTCAAATTGCTATTTACTGGGGCGGTATCCCAAAAAAGCCCTACTTTATATTTATTCCCTACTAAAATTTTATAAGCTACCAGGGCTTGCAAGTCGGATTCACCTATCCAATAAAACCAGGTTAAACCCGTTAAGGTTTTGCGACCTTTAATATATTCAAATCGCCAACGGGGAAAACTTTCCAAAAACCAAGGCTCATTCCGTTTTATTTCTGTTCCCGTACTCCAAAGTCGGTCAAAATCTTTTAAATCAAAATTAATAACCATTACGCCGCCCCCACTAATTCTATTAATTCTGGGTTATCGACAATGAAAGGACTCTTGCTTGCCTGGATAGCTTTACCGCCCTTCAACTTGAGTCCTACTATAACGGGACCACTATATAGATTAACTAGATCTGATTTGTCCCCGTCTATTACTGGCCGCCCTAAATACGTTTTAGGTAATCCCCCCCTAAACACCGCAGAGATAGGTACGTTAGTTTTTAGGGCTGCTTTAACCTGGTTTTGATATTTTGGGGCAGCACTATAAGAAAACATTAATTTATAATTGTCTGGAGTCCGTCCTAACCTGGCTGCAAGTTTCGTATAATCATAGAGTAAAGCCTGGGGGAATAGCTGCGGGATTCCGTACTTTTCCCAGGGAATATCCGAAATAGTGTTTAGTCTAAAGGCGGCAAGTTTTCCCCTCTTATTGCACCTGGTAACAAATGCCGCCATTTCTTTAGTTAGAGTTTCCAAAAATAGCGATTTGTCAGAATGCCATAAATCCGATTTGCTTTGCCTAGACTTAGCAACGGAATGCATTTGCCCCCGCCCAGCAAAAACTAAACAAGGTTTTTTACATTGGGCGATAACTTGAGACGGACATATTAAAGAGTCTGGCATTAAAGAAAGACTCGCTATTTCGTATTCCGTCCCCTTTTGGGTTTTCATAATTTTAGTATTACTTGCGTTAGTGTTTAGAAGTTTCATTTTGTTTGGTCCTTTTTTGTTTAGCTAGTGAATCACCTGGTGGTTAAATCCAGATATTAAAGACCATAACTGATTCCAAAAACTGGAATCAATTAAATAATTAATTAAAATCAAAATAAAAATTTTGAGAAAACCGTGTATTTTTGTCAGGAATTGTTGGTGATACGGGGTGGCGGGGCGTTAGCACACTACTCTGGTGCTTCCCTAGCCCTATAATTAGGTTGACGTGCGAGTATTTTTAAAACTAGAATAAAAAAAAGCAGCAAAGGAATCATACAAGTGATACTAAAACCAGAAATCGCAAAAGAGATTGGAGAAGCTCTAGTGGATGCTGCCCAGCGCACTGAAGAAGACACGACCGATCACTACGTCATACATTTAGATGAACTAAACAAGGCGGTTTGTTTACCTGCTGACCCAGACATAGAGAAGTATGAATACAACATAGTGGCTCATGTTACGAAGACCTAATAACATATTGACGTGCGAGTATTTTAAGCCCTTTGGGGCTTTTTTTTGTGACTGATTCTATAAAAAAACCCCCAGATCGATAAAGATCCAGGGGCATTCCAACAAAGTGAAAACGTGAGCAGGGAGTTACCCACACTGACACTTTAGACTAATCACTCTATAAAGTGCAAGCTTTTATTTTAATACTTGACTTCTACTAATGACCATAACTAATGTATCCCTATTCGCATAACTTAGGGAGTTGTAGCATGGCAAATATAAAATACCTGGAAGAACATATAAGTAAAAAGGGAGTTGTTACTTGGGGTGCAAATCCTAGTAAACCGCTCCGTGAAAAGTTATTTCTTACTTATGAATCTTTTAACAACAAAAAAGAAGCTACTCAAAGATGCTTAGATTTTGAAAAACAGTACAGAGATTATAAACGTGGCATAGATAAACAGATACATATTACTGAAAGCTCTGTTGCAGGGTTAATTACTGCCTTTTATCAAACCAGTAATTGGAGCCGTTTATCTGTAAATAGTAAAAACACTTACAGACAGTTACTAACGTACATTTGTAACTGTCGTGTTGGAAATTCTAATATTACTTTCGGCGAAACCTTTCACCAAAACATTACTGCTGAAACCGCTGAACTTTTACACGCACAAATGTGTAAGGATGTAAGTGAACATAGAGCAGTCCATGTATGCAAAGTTCTTAGACGTGTTTGGTTTGTTGGTTTTCGTTTAGGACGCACTCGTTCTAATCCTTTTTCTAAAATGGGGTTAGTAACCCTACCGTCCCGTGATGTTCGATGGAAAGAAGAGCATATAGATGCATTTGTTAAAAAAGCAGATGAAATGAATGTCTCTTCAATCGGCACACTTGCTTTGCTTTGCTACCATTTGTGTCAGCGAGTTGGTGATATGCGTCAACTTACCTGGAATAACTATGAAAATGGAACTTTTACTTTTGTACAAGAAAAAAGCCGCACAGTAAAAAAACCTAAAGGCAATTTAATGATTTTGGATACAAATGAATTTATTGACACACGTCTTCATAATTTAAAAAGAGGCAACGGTTCTGATTTTATAATTATTAATGAGCGCACTGGAAGACCCTATACTAAATGGGCGTATAAAGCTGTGGCAGAAGTTCGGAAAGCCGCTGGTTTACCTGAAGAACTTAAAATTTCTGACTTGCGTAGAACGGGTGCAACAGAAGCTGGTGAAGCTGGTTGTACAGAAGATGAGATAATGGCTTTAACAGGCCATACATCCAGAGATGTTGTAAATGTCTACGTTAAAAAAACCTCTATAATGGCAACCAATGCCAGCAATAAAAGACTACAAAGGTACAGAAAATGACCAATATAAATGAGGCTAGAGCAGCTTTAGAAAAAGAACTACAAGCTATAACTAATCTACCCGTACAACCCATTGTTGAACGTATGATAGATTTAGTTACGTGCATCAGGGTGGAGTTAAGAAAAAACGAAAAGGACACACATTCTTGATTACTACAGAATATATAGATCACATGGGTAGTGACTTATCAGTATGTAATTCTGCTAGGGTATCCTTTGGAAAAAGATCATCTTTTGATGGTAGAGTAGGTGGTCCTAATGTGCTGAAAGATTCTGACGTTAAATTAATAAAGTATTTAGCAGCGCACAAACATACATCTCCTTTTGGTCATTGCTTTGCATCCTTTCATGTCAAAGCTCCACTGTTTGTAGCCCGACAATTGGTCAAGCATAAGTTCTTACGTTGGAACGAAATCAGTCGAAGGTATGTGGACAGTAAACCTGAGTTTTATGAGCCTAATGAATGGCGTGGTAAATCTGCAAACAAGAAACAAGGTAGTGACGGTGTCGTACCGTTTTACATCGACCAGGATATGCAATGGTGTAGACAAGTATCGATCTACGAAAATATGTTAGATAATGGAGTATGCCCAGAACAAGCAAGAATTGTTTTACCACAGTCTATGATGACTGAATGGTACTGGTCAGGAAGCTTAGATGCATTTGCAGATATGTGTGTTTTAAGGTGTGCAGAAGACACTCAGTATGAAAGCCGTGTTGTTGCTGATCAGATCAGTTTAAAGATGAAAGAACTATTTCCCATTAGCTGGATAGCTTTGGTCCCTAACAAATCCGCAACCAACAAAACCATCAGACCTATGGACTCAGATGAGCGCAGTAGAGCCGCTGAAAGGAGCCTTCAAAATCACCAAAAACAGGGGTGAGTCGACCAATTATAACCAAACCAAATCAATTTGGGGTATTTTGAAAAATAATTTATAGTAAAATCAGTCAGTTGGTTGCGGGAGTAGGATTTGAACCTACGACCTTCAGGGTCCAAGAAAGTTGTTTGTTTTTATATAGTTAGGGGCAATAACATTGATTGAGGCTACGAACCTGCACTTTATTAGACACTAAGTTATTGTTTTTATTAATAACCATACCAAAGGTAATGACTTAATAACCATAGATAATATCCTAGGGAGTGGATGTATATGAACTTTAGTTATCGTGATCAGTGGGAACTTTTACAATCTATTAACCTTACTGAAGGTGATCGAAAGTCTATTGATTGTCCGTTTTGTGGTGGACGTAAGAAATTTAATATATCTAAAATTGATGGTAAGACATTGTGGAATTGTTACAGGGCGTCTTGCAGTGCCAAGGGAATATATTCTGGTCCAAGATCTATCGAAGAAGCTAAAGCTTACATGGCAGGTACAAATGCCACAGATTTTTCTGTAAGAACAACACCTATTCCTACAATGACTACGTCCATATTAAATTCTAAACAGGCGGTAGAATATGTTAAATCTGTTAACTCGTTTGAAGCTTATGAAGCTGGGTACATCAACATTAGATTTGCCCCTGGAGAAAACAGAGTTTTATTTTATACTCAGGATGGATTGGGCTGTGTTGGACGCAACCTTAAAGCTACTGGCCCAAAGTGGTGGACATATGGAAATACTAAAAAAGGCATACACGTTGGTTCAGGTTCCGTTGCTGTTCTTGTTGAAGATTCTGCGTCTGCTTGTGCGGTTTCTCGTTGTCCAGATAAAGTAGGAGTTGCATTGTTAGGTACTAACCTTACTAAAGACATTAACAAATCCCTTAAAAAATATAAAAAATGCATTATTATTCTTGACAATGACGCAAAACAAAAGTCAATGTCTTTACTGAGGGCTTCTGTTATACCCTCAGTTGTAAGGATAACTAAGGTAGATATTAAAGAAATGAGTATTAATTCTTTGATAGAGCTACTTACTAAGAACGGCCTTAACTATACATAGGTCAGAATAAGGGGGATAAAAAAATGCAAGTACTAGAATATTTGTCTAAGCGAAACCGTGGACAACTGTCTAATATACTAAATAAAATAAAGGTTTCTCGACCAGGCGGTCTTACTGTTCGTGAATTTAAAAAAAGAGCAAAAAAGACATCTACTGAAAATATGGCTTGCAGACGCCATTATGCTCGAAATGGAGCAGCCGTAAAATTTGGGTGGTGCAATACTCAAAAAACTGGGTTAAACACTAGTGGCCCTCTTTCAGGGTTAAGAGCTTCAAGTTTCAACCACCCTGTCTTAGCCCCACCTACACCTACATTTACTTTATAACTTTTTAATCAGTAAATGTAGGGAAGTCTTGGACCTGACTCAAAACGCACCCTGCATTATAACACATAATGTATAGGATAATTTTTATGAAACTAAGAGCTTTAATTTTATTAGACTTTGATATTCCCGATGGTGGATTAATAGAAGGCGCAGACGAACAAAAAGCACTACAAAAGATCGTAGATGATATTGTGTCTAAAAATAAACGAATTGTGTATAGCACGGTAGATATGCGAGAAAGGCGGGGAGATACTCAACCTGACCTGAAAAAAATGAAATTTAGACAAACCTAAACACACAACATATAAATTTACAATAGACCCATGATTTTTTCGTGGGTCTTTTTTTGTCTTGATTACCTTTGCAATGGTCCTTTATAGTGTGATTGTAGATTCACTCTATTATAGCTAAGAAAGGACCAGCATGGATAAAGCGTTATTGAAGACATTACTATCTTCAGAATTCTATCAAGCAAACAAAACAAAAATGAGGCAGTCACTTTTTACAGGTCATAACGTAGAAGTTTTTAAAACAATCGCACAAGCGCAAGATAAATATGAACAGGATATTACTACCAACGACATTTTGGCAATTTGGACTACTAATCATCCTGTAGCTACAAAAGCTGAACGTGAGGATTTTACAGATCTTTTAACTGAGGTACGCCAACAAGAAGCTCTTACCCCTGTGATTGCGAAAGACGTTATAGGTGATTTATGGCGTAAGGAAACTGGTAGAGACATAACTAACCTGGGTATTCAATTGGCTGAAGGTCACATGGATGCAATGGGTAAGTTAAAGAGCCTGATTGAACGAACATCAGAAGATTACTTACCTGATGATTATGGTGAACCCACTACAGATGATCTGTACGAACTACTGGCCCAGGCTAGTGATGAGGCACGGTGGAAGTTTAACATTAACCAATTATCCAGACACGTCTACGGCGTTGGTCCTAGCGAATTTATGGTTATATTTGCTCGACCTGAAACAGGTAAATCTGCATTGGCGGTTAGTTTATGTGCTGCACCTGATGGTTTCTGTCAGCAAGGGGCAAAGGTTCTCTACATAGGCAATGAAGAAGCTACCAGGCGTACCAAGCTACGAGCTATACAATCCTTTACGGGTATGAATACTTTAGCTATTAAGGACAACCCTGATCTAGCCAGTAGCCGCTACTTAGCAATCCGTGACCGTCTTATAATGAAGGATGCCCAGGAATGGGATATGGAGATGTTAGACGGTTATGTGACCCGTATTAAGCCTGACATTTTGGTAGTGGATCAGCTTTGTAAAATTAATATATCTGGTCAGTTTGGTGGCACACACGAAAAACTACGTGAGATATACCGCCAAGCCAGGGAACTCGCCAAGCGACATGAGTGTGCCATCATAGCAGTTTCGCAAGCTAGTGCAGAAGCAGAAGGTCGTACACGCTTAGATTTTTCTATGATGGAGAACAGCCGTACAGGTAAAGCAGCAGAGGCCGATTTAATCTGTGGTATCGGAAAAACATCTGGCGAGGATGAAAACGGTCCAGACCCTACCCGTTTCTTACAAATATCAAAAAACAAGTTATCGGGTTGGCACGGTCAGGTGGTCTGCAATTTAAACGCTGATATTACCAGGTATGTAGACTGATGGGGAAACGATCTAATTTTGAGCGTAAGCCCCGTGACTACTATAGAACACCTGTTGAAGCTGTAGAACCTCTAAGACCCTTTATTCAGGACGTGGATAGCTTTTGCGAACCCTGCGCTGGCGATGGGGCGTTAATCCGTAGCTTAATAGATATTGGTCTTCGATGTACGAGTGCCTACGATATCGAACCACAGGCTATAAACATCGATAGGCTTGATGCTTTGGCCTTGGAAGAAAATGATATTGGTGGTGCTGATCTTATTGTAACGAACCCGCCTTGGGAGCGTTCTATCCTACATCCTATGATAGAAAACTTTTCAGACATAAGACCAACCTGGTTATTGTTTGATGCAGATTGGGTACACACAAAACAAGCAACCCGTTTTATGCCCAGGTTACGCAAAATTGTAAGCATTGGTAGAGTGAAGTGGTTCGACAAGACCGCTGGTAAAGACAACGCCTGTTGGTACTTGTTTGACCGTTATGACGAAAGTTATAACACTAAATTCTACGGAAGAACGTAGGACATGAAAGTACTGGTCCTCGACTTAGAAACAACAGTTCAACGCTTTGATGGTAAAATAGACAACAGCCCTTTTAATCCACTTAACAAGTGTGTGTCTGCACATTTTGGTTGGCTGGGTGAAGATACAGTAGATCAGGTTATAAACCTAGTATTTCATCACGATGAAAAGGATGAGCCTGATAGCCCAGAGTTGATGCGAAGGGCTTTAGAAGAAGCTGACGTACTAATTGCCCACAATGCAAAATTTGATGTTCTCTGGCTGACTGCAATGGGTATGCCTATCCCGCCGACCATCCGCTGTACAATGATTAACGAATACATCCTGGCAAAAGGGCAGCGCACAAAACTGTCGCTGAAAGAAACTTCCCAGCGCAGAGTAAGTACACAAAAGAAAAGTGATTTGGTAGATGATCTTTTTAAGTCAGGCGTTGGCTTTGAAGCCATGTCCCTGCATGACGTTTTGTTACCCTACGCAGAAACAGACGTTCAATCGTGTGCAGAAGTGTACCTTGCCCAGCGCAAAGACTTACAGAAGCCACAAAACCAATCGTTGGAGCCAATAGTGGTCCTAATGAACGAGATGTTGGAGTTTTTAGTTGAGTGTGAAACCAATGGTGTAAAAATAGATTTAGATGTTCTTTCGGATATAGGTAAAGAATTTCAAGATGAGCATGACGAACTTAGTAAACGCCTAGATGAAATTGTTGAGCAAGTCATGGGCGATACCCCAGTAAACTTAAACTCTGGGGCTGATATGTCCCAGGTTATTTATAGTCGAAGGGTGATTAATAGGGATGCCCACATACAAACATTTAACATTGGTACGGACGCTAATGGAAAGAGCCTATACCCGCCCCGTATGAATGCAGCAGAGTTTACTAAGGCCGTAAGATCCACAACTGAAGTAATACAAAAGACTACAGTAGAATGCTGCCCTGAATGTGATGGCAGAGGTCTTATACAAAAGTACAAGAAGATAACGAGGTATAAAAAGAAGGTTCCGTACAAGGTAACTGGTGAAGCTTATAAAAACTTATCTAAGTGTCCTTCATGTGCAGGTGTAGGGGCGTTTTATAATCCTACAGGTAAAATTGCAGGACTAAAATTAAGCCCCTTCTCCGCTCCGTATGCTTCTGTGAATGGTTTTAAGACAGATAAGACTACTATTAAGCTTTTAATTTCACACGCTGAAAGCAAAGGTAATTTAATCGCCGTTGAATTTTTAACGAAGCTTAGTCGTTTAAATGCACTGTCTACATATCTTACTAGTTTTATTAATGGCATACAAACCTGGACTCGTCCTAATGGTTTAATCCACACAAACTTTAATCAATGTATTACTGCTACAGGAAGACTTAGTTCCTCTAACGTAAATCTGCAAAATCAACCAAAAAGAGGATTTCCAGTACGCAAGGCGATTGTGTCTAGATTTGGCTTTAAGATCTGCGAAATGGATTTCAGCGGATTAGAATTTCGTGTGGCGGGAGAAGTTTCTAGAGATCCACAAATTATTGAAGATGTTTTTGCTGGCAAAGATATCCATAAACAGACTGCTTCAATTATTCACCAAATACCAACTGATAAAGTATCTAAGGAAGTTAGAGGTGCGGTAAAGTTGCATTCGTTTGCACCTCTCTACGGTTCGCAGGGGCATGGTTTAGCTCCACATATAAAAACGTATTACGATGAATTCTTTAATATCTATAAAGGGCTAGGGTCATATCAAAAACGCCTTATGGATGGTGTCTTAAAAAATGGCATTGTTCAAACCCCAAGTGGCAGACAGTACTTTTGGCCTGATGTTGTGCGGCTGCGAAATGGACGTGTTAGTCACGCTACCCAAATTGTAAATTATCCGATTCAAGGTTTTGCTACTGGGGATTTGGTTCCTTTAGCTTGTATCCGTGCGTTACGTCTTTTCCGTAAGCATAAACTTAAATCAAAATTAATCCTAACTGTGCATGATTCCATTGTTGTAGATTGCCATCCAGATGAATTGACGCAGGTTAAAAAAGTTTTACTTGAAGCTATGTCTAAAATGGAAGCAGAAATCGAACAACGCTTTGATTATAAACTAGTTTTGCCATTAGCTGTAGAAATGACAGTAGGTAAGAACTGGTTAGAACAAAAGGAGATTCCTCTTGATTAATGGTACTTAACTGTGGTACTCTATAAGTTCACGAACAAGGAGACTCCTAAATGAGTGAACTAACGACAATCGAGCAACAAAGTCTACAAGACTTATCGGCACAATTGGGTGCTGGTGGTCAAGGTTCTTCAAACATAATTATGCCTGAATTAAAGATTAATTATGATGAAGATGATGATAATGGCAATGAGTTAAAACTTGGCGATATTTTTGTTAAAGAAGATAAAAACGATAAGAATTTCTTTTACGCAAAAACAGTAAGTTTTCGGCCTATTAGTCAAATGCATCAGTATTCAATTTACAATACTAATGAACAAAAGATTACGTGCAAATCACGTCTAATCGCTGACTTTTTTGAAGAAGCAAGGGATACCCAGGGGACACTCCGTTGTGGCAAACCTACCTCAAAAGAAATGCGGGATATACCAGAGGAAGATCGTAAAAAGTACTCTGATATAAAAAATCAACGTCAACTTAGAGGCTTAGTAAGTTTCACTGGTAAAAACGCTTTGGGTGAAGAAAAGACATACGAAAATTACCCTGTTTTAATACGCCTTAATGGTCAAAATAATTACCAGGTCGATAAAACGACTGACAAAATATTCGCCCCCTTTGAGCAACAGTACTTAAAGAAAGTTCCCCGTGGCTCATCGATGTGGAATTTTAACGTAAATATTACGACTGAGAAGCGTAAGAATGCTTTGAAGAAATCTTATTTTACTTATGAGTATGCACCTGATTTTAAAAATCAACTTCCTATGGAAAAGGATCTTTACGACACTATTATGATGATTAAAGAAATCATTGATGGTGAAAATAACTATGTAGACGGTCGGTACTATAAAGCCTTGAAGGGTGAGACTTACGATGCTGAAGCAGCCGCTACATTAGATGAGCTTCACGAAAGTTTAGATGCTGATTACGAAGAAGTAGCATAATGGCTACAGCTAGTCAGGACATATTTCAAAACGCTGTAATATATGACATGACAAATGAGGGATACCACAATGAAAGTGGTATTTCCTCGTCTGCTGTTAAGACAGTACATAAAAAATCTTTGAAGCATTGGAAGGGACAGAAGATTGTCCAAACCGCTGCTTTTGCTATGGGCAACGCTGTTCACGCCGACCTGTTAGAACCACAACGAAACTTAGTTGTTAAAGGTCCAAAAACTAAAGCCAGTGCTGCCTTTAAAAAGATGAAGGAAGAACTGACTGAGGATCAAGTTTTACTGACTGAGGTAGAATACAATGTGGCTAAGTGCATAGTCAAAGGTGCTTTAGATAATCCTGTTTGTGCAGCAGCCTTACAGCACCCTGACAGAATTAATGAGTGTAGCATATTTATAAAAGATCCGAAATCTGGGCTTCTACTCAAGACTCGCCCAGATTTGTTGATTGAGTCAGAACATACAGTTTATGATGTAAAAACTACAACAGATGCTAGTCCCCGTGGGTTTGCCTCTGAGTGTAATAAATATGCGTATTTAATACAGTCTGCCGTTTATGTATACATCTGTCGTTTAGTTGGTTTTGACGTAGATAGGTTTGCATTTATAGCTTGTGAAAAAACGGCTCCATTTGTCAGTCATATGCACATGGTTAGCCCAGATGCGTTGGAATGGGCCACCGCCCAAATGCATAAAACATTGGCAATAATAGCTGAAGCTGAAGCTAAACAAGATTTTGGCACAGGATGGGGTCCAATATCCATCCTTGAGAAACCTAAGTGGCTATAAGCACCTCAAGTGCCAAGGCGAAGGGCAGGAAGCTACAGCAGTGGGCCAGGGATCAAATCCTGGCTACCTTCCCTTCCTTGGACGTTTCTGACGTGCGTAGCACCTCTATGGGAGCTTCTGGGGAAGATGTGTTGCTGTCAAAGGCAGGAAGGGACGTATTTCCCTACTCAGTCGAGTGCAAAGCTTTAAATAAGATCGCCGTTTATAAATTTTTAGATCAGGCAGTATCCAACTGTCCTGACAATGTCGAACCTGTAGCCATCATCAAAGCAGATCGCCGTAAGCCTTTGGCTTTAATGGACGCAGACCATTTTTTTAATTTAATTAAGAGGACTACAAAATGAATTCACACAACCTGGCTTCGAATACTATTGGTATGACCGTAAGGTTAGACGATGATGGGCTGCCTGTTGTCGATACCTTTTCTAACTTCTCAAAAGACCTGCCTGACGATACCCGTTCTTATTTAGAACTTATGCTTTCAGGTCTTGAATTTAGCGCATACTCAGGCGGTAGTTTTTTAGCATCAATTGGTAATGTAATAACTCTTTTAGAAAGCCATGAAAATGAGGTGGCTTTTGAAGCAGATGATGAACTTATTGATGCAATAGCGGATAGTAAAGTTGTCCCTATTAACGGCAGCAAGAAGCCACACTAATGGCTGAGTGGAAGCAACTGGACGATTCCAGGTTTTTTGAATTAAAAGACACTACATCAGATCGTACAAAGGTAGCTTCTGATGGACTGTCTACATCGTATTATACCCTTCCTAAACACGCTAAAGAACTACGCCATTTAATTAGCCACAAGGGCATGAGTAAGAGCCGTGGTGACATCTTTAAGGCTTGTTATCGCTTGGGCGAAAAGCAGGGAACAGACACACTCTATGACCTGAACAAGATGAAATTTTTTATTCAAGATTTAATCGAAATGCATGAACGGGGAGAACATTTATGAAGATGCAAGATTACCAAACCCAGGCTGGAAAGACTGCGATATACAGTGATGCGGATGTAGTCGTTTACACACTGATGGGCCTTTGCTCAGAAGTAGGTGAAATCGCAGGTAAGTATAAAAAAATCTTACGTGACAACAATGGAATGATGTCTCCTGACCAGAGGAAAGGTTTGGCCTTGGAAGCTGGTGACACTCTCTGGTATTTAGCAAATTTTTGTACAGACCTTGGTGTTGGTCTGGAAGAAGTCGCCCAGTGGAATTTGGATAAATTAAACAGTCGCATGGTCCGTGGGGTTCTGGGCGGTAGCGGCGATAATAGATAATTACAACAAAGGGAAAATAATAATGAGCAGTTTTAAATCAAACCTGAACCCACAATTTCGATCTAAATTTAGTGAAGATATTTTTAACCATAAGTATCGCCATGAGGGTGCAGAGACGTGGGATGCGTTATCCACTACCCTTGTTGAAGATGTGTGTGGTGAGCATTTATTTCCTGAAGAAATAGAACAATTAACACAATACATAAAAGAACTAAAATTTATTCCTGGTGGACGATATCTTTATTACGCTGGGCGTCCCAATAAGTTTTTTAACAATTGTTATTTATTAAGAGCAGAGCAAGATAGCAGAGAAGATTGGGCAGAGTTGTCTTGGAAGTCAGAAAACTGTTTGATGACGGGTGGCGGCATAGGTGTGGACTACAGCGTGTATCGTGCATCAGGCGCACCTATTTCTAAAACAGGCGGCACGGCCTCTGGCCCTATTCCAAAGATGAATATGATCAATGAGATTGGTCGGCGGGTTATGCAAGGTGGCAGTCGAAGATCCGCTATCTATGCGTCTTTAAATTGGAAGCATGGTGACATTTATGACTTCCTAAAAGCTAAAGATTGGGCAGCTATGCCAGTTGGTAACACAGGTAAAACTTTGTGGGACATAAAGCAGGAAGACTTTAACTTCCCTGCGCCTTTGGACATGACTAATATTAGCGTTAACTATGACACTGAGTGGCTGTTAAACTACTACAAAACGGGTGAAGTTGGTGACGTGTTCATGCAGAATGTGCGTCAGGCCATGCAGTCAGCAGAACCAGGTTTCAGCTTTAATTTCTTTGACAAAGAGGATGAAACATTACGGAACGCCTGTACAGAAGTTACATCTGCTGACGATAGTGACGTATGCAACCTTGGCTCTATTAACATGGGCCGCATCAACGACATCGATGAAATGTCTGATGTGGTTTCACTGGCAACAAAGTTTCTAATATGTGGAACCCTAAAAGCTAAACTACCCTACGAAAAAGTTTACGACACAAGAGAAAAGAACCGCCGATTAGGTCTTGGTCTAATGGGTATCCATGAATTTTTGATACAGAGAGGATCTAAATATGAAGTTACTCCAGAACTGCATTCTTGGTTACAAGTATATCGTGGAGTGTCTGACAAAGTTTCGAAAGAAACAGCAGATGAACTTAATGTGTCCAGACCCGTTGCCAATAGAGCAATCGCCCCGACAGGCAGTATTGGTATTCTCGCTGGTACTTCTACTGGAGTTGAGCCTATTTTTGCTGTGGCATATAAACGGCGTTATCTAAAAGGCAACAATCGCTGGGTGTACCAGTATGTAGTAGATAGTGCAGCACAAGAACTAATTGATCGTTACGGCGCACAGCCCGACACAATCGAAAGTGCTTTGGATCTTGCAGAGGATTACGAGCGGAGAATGTCATTTCAAGCTGACGTTCAAGACTATGTGGATATGAGCATATCCTCAACAATTAATCTCCCATCGTGGGGATCAAAATTAAATAATGAAAGTACGGTAGAAGGTTTTGCCCAGACCCTGGCTAAATATGCGCCCAGGTTACGTGGCTTTACCTGTTACCCTGATGGATCAAGAGGGGGCCAACCCCTGACCTCAGTACCGTATTCTGAGGCAGTAGAAAAACTAGGCACGGAGTTCGATGAACACGTTGAAACACATGACATTTGCGAATTATCAGGCACGGGAGGTTCCTGCGGCGTTTAAAGAAGGGTGGGTTGATTTTTACTTAGACAATCCCGTCTGTATGTATCGCCCCAGGTCACATTATAACCGTGAGTGGCATCGTGGTTACAATGCTGCCTTTTTTCATAATAAGGACACTCATGTACAAAGTATTCCACAAGAATACCTTCGACACGTATGACGCCCCAGCAAGAGAAAAGGCCAAGAAGTTTTGGTCCTCTCAGGGGTATACTTGCGTAGACCACTCTAATGAATATGACGTGGATCTAGTCGTAGAAAAAGATAAAAAGCGTTTCTATTGCGAAGTAGAAGTAAAGACTACCTGGCATGGGCAAAAGTTTATGTACGACACACTTCATATACCAGCCCGTAAGTCCAAGTTTTTGTCTCAGCCGACACAATTTATGATTTTTAATAATAGCATGACCAGAGCGGCTATTGTGGGGCGTGAGAAGGTACTGAGATCCCCTAGTGTAGAGGTTCCAAACAGGAAGATTGCATTTGGTGAAATGTTCTTTGATGTTCCTAAAAAAGATTTATTTTTTGTACATATAGAAATATAAAAGCCCCCAAGTCTATTGACCTGAGAGCCTATATTTATTACATTATCTGTAACGTGGTTGGTCCCACGTTTAGCTAGGAAAGCCCTTAGATTTCGGTCTAGGGGTTTTTTTATTGTGTTATGGCTGGAAAAGCTCTTTTCAACATATTTTGGGTTTGATCTGTAGTCTTTTCAATAAAGGACCGTGTGTCTGAAACAGCGTCATCAACTGTTACAGCAGCGTTAACTAATGATTGATCCCATGTTTCGTAAGCATCACGTCTGTCTGCTTCCGCATATCTACCTATTCTTATACCCAAAGAAAATAATTCATCATACAGATCTTTTGGTATTCTGATTGGCCCTATTCCTTTAGTAGCTCTTAATCTTTCAAGCTTATCTATAAGGGCCATAGCTTTTGGTGCATCTGCCACAACAGCGTCCATAGCAATTGCGTACTGATTAGCTATGTCAAGTTTCTCAGCAGCAATTCGACCTGCGGTACGTGCCTGAGTACCAATACGGTTTAGTGGCCCTACGATTACGTTGATCATAGTATTAATTGCGTTTTGATACTGTTGTATCTCTGGTGTACCTGATGATGCAGGAAGTGCTTTTGCATTTCGTCTTGCCGCAGCATCTGAAGCAGAGGTTAGTAAGGTTTTAAGGACGGCTGCTAATTCAGGATCATCTTTAAGTATCACATTGCCTGTTGCCGCTAGATCTGCATTTTCTGCAAGGACGTTTCTTATTTTAGCTACGCTGGCAATTGGTGCGCCTGTAGATGTTTCTGAAGCTATATTAAATGCTTTTGCACGTAGCTCCTCTAGATAGAGTTTCTTTAGTCCACCAACAACGATAGGATTGTTATCTGTTTCTTTTAATATCTGTGCAATACCATCTGCCCCGTCTTTAGTATTCATTAAAGCCGTTAACTTATTTTCCACATTTCCAGATGGCGTACCTGGAGAATACTTATTTACAAGACCCCCAATCATCTTAGAGAATGAATCTGTTTTCATTGTTTCAAACTGTTCTTGTGCTTGTTTTAAAATGTCAGATACTTCTATTCCGTTATCTTTGGCAGATAAAATTCTTGCTTCTAATGAATCTAACTCCATTGCTAATGTATCAAAGTTACCTCGTAACTGGTCGCTGTACGCACGTATGCTGCTGCTCAGTGTAGCTGGATTAATGTTTTGTAATCCTTTGCTAGAAACTTCAGCATATAAATCTTCAAAGATACGAGCCGTAAGATACTCTTGCACAGTTTCAGGGCTTGCACCCATGTCAGAAACTTCAAGTACTTTTACTAATTGATTTACTTCTTCCGCAGCACCTTGCTCAAGAACATTTACCACTTGAGCCTGAGACTCTACAACTTCTTTTACGGGTGTAATATTTCTAGCCCGTGTCTGGGTAAACGTGGTAAACGTATCTTTAAGCGGGTTGTCTCCCCATAAAGGTATAAATTCTTTTTTATAATAATTCATTGCATCATTAGCTGCTGCTTCTGCCGCTGGATTATTTTTAGCTACAAACTCAACTTGATCGTCAATAAATTTAACAACTTGCCTAAGTTTACCCCCTACTATTGCTCTATTATTATCAAATGCTTCAGATGCTAAATCTGCAATAGCGGGTCTTATATCATTGTATAACCGCTTAAAGTCTACACCTTCACCTACCAATTCCTCTGCTAATTCTTTGGCTGACATAGGGACAGTAGCCATTGGTAATCCAGATGCGTCTAGCACAGTGCTACTGGATGTAACGCTCTCTGGGCTAGTCTTTTTATAGGCAGCTTTAATTGTAGCAATTAGACGTTTATTTAGAAATTCTGCACCTTCTGTTCCAAATTGATCTGTTTCTTTAGACAACTGTTCAATTAAGTCACCAAAAGCTGCATAATCAAAGTTAGCACCTTCAGGAATTGCATCAAACAATGCATTCTTTTGTGCAGTCATTCTTTCAGCTTCGTCTATTAAAGTACGTGCTATCTCACGTTTTTTATCTACGGATAAAGCACTGACCTCAGAAGAGGACACGTTTTGTAATCTATTTAATGCAGGTGATAAGGTAGGGTCCGAAAGAATACTATTTATAGTTGCTTCATCTGCTGTTTTGATAGCTTCTTGCGCTTCAAATATCTTTTTTTGTTGAGCTAAAAGTCTAGTTTGATTGCTACCTAGTATTGTATCGGTAGCTTGCTCCATTGTTGCACCTTTAGGCAAAGCGGCTGTTGCTTCCTCTTGCAGTATCCTATCAGTCTGTACATTTACGTTTGTAGACGCCTGGTTCAATGCACCTCTATTTTTTGGATCACTAATAATGCCACTTCTTAACTGTTGTATCCGTGCAAGTGTTTTAGGAGTAACAGCTTCATCTGCTTCTAAAGCAGAAAAAACATCTAAAACTAATTCGTTTTCAGGAACTCTAGCTTTGGTTTCATCAATTAAAAGTGTCTTATTTCTTCTTATTGTTTCTACAAGTTTTTTACGTGCTGTATCTATCTCTTGTCGTGTTGATTCTGCCTGTACTGCGGAAAGATCTGCCAGGATATTCTCCATAGCACTTGCTTTTTTTGCATCTGCACTTTGAAACAAGGAACGTGCTAACGCCCCAACGGATGCCTGGTTAACAAAGTCTACTGTTTTAAGCCCTACCCGTGCCGCCGTATCCAACGCACCAGAAAGTATAAGACTATCTACAAAAATATTCATTCGTGCTGCTAATATTTGTTTAGCATCAGGATCTTTAGGATCTACCCCAAAAGGTTTAAATATAGTTTGAGTATCAGTGTCAGCACCTGCGGCAACCCCAAATTCCCCACCTGAGTATCTTAAAAGTTTAATTGTTGGCTCTGCTACTTGATCGATTACAGGTTGTCCAAGTTTCATCCACTTAGAGGTAGATGAAGAGGGCGACATAAACCTTTTAGCCAGTATCCGTGAGCCACCTTCAACAGCAGCATCTACTGCTATTTTACCTGTAAAAAATGAAGCGGCTAATCCTGCACCCTCACCTGTAATAGCATCAAACTTTGAAAACCCAGATGAAGTTCTAGGAATAGTGTTAGACCATTCCACAAGAGAGGTGTCTTTATCAAATACTTTATCGGCTACGGTATCTACAACAGCAGCCGCAAATTCAATTGTATTAGTAGCACTGTCGGAGATTTCATTTATTAAACGTGTACCTTCATTTACACCTGCGGGTTTCTCCGCATAATAATCGGGTCTTAAAAAACGAACTGCTTCATTCCAAACATCTTGAATAATAGGAACAGATGTACCTGCCCGTGAAGGAAAATATACTATAAAACTTTTACCAGAAACAGGATCATTATAAATAAGGTTTCCTGATAAAGTGTCCACAACTGTATTCTCGTTGTCTGCATAGGCATTGTATATTTCAAAAGCTGTAACTTCTGCATCAGGCTCTTTAGTTTCAAAACTATCATCTTTGTAACCCATCTTATAGCCATCATACATATCAGTGCCAGGTACACCCATGTACAACTCAGAGCCGTCTCCTTGTGCTTTCGTTTGATTTAGGGGGACGTTAATAGAGGTTTGAAAAGCGTTTATGTCAGCATCACTAAAACCCGCAGCTTCTAAGTCTTCGTACTCATAACCACCCTGTATTTGGATAAGTTCTTTTGCATATTTTTCTACTTCTGGGTTTAATTTTATGGTTTCTTCAACCACAGGTTTTGTTGTAGTTTTAACTACAGGTTCAGGTTTTTCTTCTTCTGCTGTTTCACCTGCTTTAACATCAGCATCCCACCAATTTTTAGTAGGTTCTACCTCAGTAGTTTCACCTGCTTTAACATCAGCGTCCCACCAATTTTCTGCCATAATTAAGTTCCTTTCCAAGCCAGTGAGCCGTCAGGCGTCACGTACCAAGTATTAGACAGTGCATCTCTTTCTGCCTTAGAGGTTGGAGCAGGTAATCCATCACTTGATTGTGGTTTAGGTGGTATGGTTGTTGGTTCTGTTTGTGTACCAGTAAATAAATTAAACGCAGAAGTAAGAGATGGCTCATTTCTAATTTCTACAAACTCCTTAAAAGTAAGCGGTTGTGCAATTGGCAAGTACCCATAATCGTTAACAAATGTTGATACATTTGTATTTATTTTTACAAATCCTAACGCTTTACCATCATAACTTTTGATTTTGCTTCCCATATATTCTATTAGGTTTTTCTCAAAGGCTTCTGCTCCACCTGCGGTGCTAACAATTTCCATGATTTTTCTAAAGTCTTGGTTGGACATTGCATTACCAGACTGCCCTTCCATTCGACCAACTTGGAAAGCTAGTGATAGCATCTTGGCCTGGAACCTTGCTGTTTGGTTAGCTAGGTTTTGGACATCTCCTGATACGACTGCATCAAGAATTTCGTTACTAAATCTAGTGTCTTTTTGAAGGTCTTCGATAGTAATTGTGTCTTGATTTTTAAATAATTCTTCAGCAACACTAAACAGTTCACCACCACCAGCAACAGTATTTCTGATAAACCCAGCTACTGCACCACCAGCCCCTTTGACACGTTCATCGGCTCTGACCAATTCAATTGCAGAGAGTGAAGTTCTCATGCCTTCTGTAATAGCTACGTTAGCAAGGGCTAGTTCATTACCTATTTTTTGTGTTTCTGTTCTAATGGTTTTATAGGCATCTAACTCTAATGGAGCCATAGGCATAGCATTAACAGTTTCACCTGCTCTATTTGTAAACCCTTCTACTCCAGGCTTGCGGTATACAGTGCTGTATTTCAGTGTACCATCCGCTAAAGTAATTACCGCATCTTCTGGTATTACTGCAAACCCAAACTTATCAATATCAGCCTTAGTTTCTTCTTGTTTTCTTAGGGTTGCCTCTAGCTGTTTTAGGCCAGAAATTGTCTCAATAGATGCACCTTCTCTTATAGCAATGCTAAGTTGAGCAGACGCAGTTTTTAAAGTTGTAGCTTTTTCTGCGTACTTACGGTATTCACCATTTGTTTCTAACTGTATTGCACGATCCAGTTCACCCTGTAATGAAGTGAGTTCTTCTGGCGTAGCACCACCTTCAGTAGCAAGTCTTTTAATAGACCTAAGATCTGTAAGAGACTTACCTACTAAGTTATCAATTTTAATAAGCTCCTTGTATGGAAGCTCACCTTTTTCAAGGCTTCTTGCAATGTTAGAGGCAAGGTTAAAGTTTTTAAGATCTCCCGCCGCAAAAAATTCTTTTGCTTTAGCCTTTGCTGACTCTGAGTTAGAGGAAGCTTGAGAAATCCATGCAAATGCTTCAACATCGTTTTGATTAACCCTAAGTGCAAATTCTCTTGTTTTTGGAGTTTTAGCAAATTTAGCAACTAAACTACGTTCTGCTGCACTCATGGATAAAATATCTTTATCAGAGTACTCTGACCTTCCTTCAAGTATAGCAACATAATTTTTAACTTCTTTAGGAACTGTTATTTCTTTAGCTTCTGCTAGGTTAATTCGTTCCTGAAGTTTCTGTGCTGTCATAGTATCTGCGGTAATTAAATCTATTGAGAATAAATCTTCTACCTTATTAGTTTTCTGTAGTAATTTAAGATTCTCTCCCCTAGCTTCAAATATTGCCTGAAATTCTGGACGTAGTCGCTTTGGGTTAGCTTTAAGGTTTGCATCTGCTGCTTCCCAATCCGCAGCAGTTAGTATCTTAGAAATATCAATTTCATCAAATTCTTCTTTAGGAGCTTTAAACTTAACATCTGCCGCCATATCAAAACCTGGAGCATCTCTATCAACTTCCGTTAAAGCATCTGCACCAGCAAAGGTTCCTGTCTCAATCGAAGCAATAACTGAGTCAACTTCTTCATCAGAAGCGTTCTTTAACCCTTCCCATTTGGATCGTAATGCTTCTCTTCGCTCTGCGGGATCAGTCTTGCCTTTTAGACTATCTTGAGCGTAACGCACAAATAGTTTTTCCTGGGTCTGTTCATCAAAGACGGTAGCATCAGTAATGCCTAAAGCTTCGAATGTGCCGTTTCTTTTTAATTCTTGTAATGTCTCACCTACAAATTGATACGTCCCAACGGGTGTAGACCCCATACCGCTACGATATGCTTGGGTATTTTTCGGCATATTAGCTTTAGACCAAGCATGGTAGGAACCCTCACCACGTCTGCCTTGAAAGGCCATGACCTCACCAATAGGCATTGTAGAGACTTTTATGTCGCTAAATTGACCGTTCTGGGCCTGATTTAATAGAGCGTTTGCACCACCTGATCCACTTTCATATTTTGCAATAACTGGATTAGTGGCGGTTCCAGGCATTGGACCTGCTTTTTCATACCCTAGTTCAATGGTTCCTGCTTTTATACCGCTGTCAAAGTATGAAAAAATATTCTCTATCGTTTGACCGCCTTGGGCCATAGTAAATGCTTTATTAAAAAGTTTTGTATTAGTAGGGTCTAGGTTTGCTTGCTCTAATGCAGCAGTAGCTTTCTTTTGATGTTCTTTATCTTTTTCATCTGCCAAACGTGTCTGCTCAGTAATATAATCTCTGTCAGCTTTTTCTTCATCTCTTTTGGCTTTAGCATCCGACATCATTTTCGTGGACACAATGTCAGCAAATTTGGCAAATCCTTGCTCAAAAGAGTCATCTTTAGGAACAAAACTTTTTTCCCCAGAGGCTACTTGTGCTTGCGTTTTACGCCAACCCATCTTCAGTCTCCTCTACTTCTTCTTCTTCTTCAACTAAACCAAGCATTGCAGATTGTTCTTCATCAGAAGCAGCCGTCATCTCATCCGCAGACGGTGCGCCCATCAAGCCGCCTTCAGGTAGAGCAGTGCTTTCTTTGATTACTTCTTCAGTAGCGTCTGCTGTATCGTCATCATCAATGATGCCCAACGCCATTTTAAGGGATGTAGGAGTTATTCTTACACGATCACTGTCACTAGCACCCATGTTATACTTAATGCCCTGTTCATCAGCTATAATGCCTATGTAACGGGCTATCGGACCTGCCATTAGGATAGCTAAGTCAATGCTATACTTACCTTTGGATATAGCTTGCATTAATAAGGAAGAAACAACGGTAGATACCTGAGTATCAAGTTTTAAAAGGGAGTATATTAGCTCAATGTGTTCAGGCTCTTGCATCTTATTTATCATGTAGTCCACACCTTCATCGTAGTTCACAATGTCGGGGGGTCGATGCCAGGGATAATTCTTTGTGTCAGAGGTGTAATTAGCACCTGCTATAGGCGCATCAAACATCTTCATCTGCGCTCTCCTTTTTCTTATTATCCCCTAAAAGGTCTTCTTCCATTTCGTCAAAATACTCTGGGGTATGGAATATTTCGCCTTCAGCCATACCGCTTGTCTCAGAAGGCATTTTGCCATTCATAAAATTTCTAATGGATTTCTTAACAGCATCCTGAAACTTCATTGAATTTCTCCGTAGTTAACTGTCAAATATCCATGACTACCTTTACTAACGGCTTTAGGATATTTCTTTTGGATTTGCTGGGCTAATACTCCGTAAGTAGGAAACTGATCTGCCCCTACCCGCTTACCTTCAGAATTCCATTCCCAGGTGTAGTATTTTATGCCTCTAACAGTGTCGTAGTATTGGATGTTTTGTTTTAAACGAATGTCAGATATAGGCATCATACCCCCACTTATCCAGGCTGCCCCTAGTGAAAACAAACCCTCTATAATACCATTGCCGCCGCCACCACTTTGTGCTTGCGCCCGTATTTCCGCTGCAAGGATTGTAGCATCCCGATCTGCTTCTGCATTCCAACCTTTAAAAACGTAGTCTAAGGTGCTATCTACTCTGTCCCACATACGAGACATTGCTTCCTTTGAAATATCTACAAGGTTCTCAACATCTTTAGACGCTGCATCAAATTCCATTTGGGTATTTGTAGTTGCTACTTCCTGATGCCATTTAGCCACAGCAAGGTCTATATTGTATTGAAGGTTTGCATAAAACTCTTCTCTAGACTGCTCAAGATTTGCGTTAAACTCACGACCATCATTTATTTCCCCAGCATTAAAACGCTTCATGGAATTTAATTGTTCTGAATTTTGTAAATCTATCTGTGCATTTAGATTATCGTAAAATTTTACCATGTCATTACTAGCTTCAGCCCCAAATAAACGGGCTGCATTTATGGCAGCTTGGTCATTAAATATGGCATCAACCATTGCCTGAGTATTTACGACTTCAGCTTGCTGCTCATTTGTGAGATTAGTTAAATCCATTTCTAAGAAAGCTTTAGCATTTTGCACAGCCGCTGCTTGTCGAGCATCAAGATTAGCCACCTCAAATTTAGACAAAACATTTGCTTTGTTAATTATGGCTTGCTGCTTATTGTCTAGGTTTTTAGTAGTCAGGGTTTGATAAAAGGTAGACTCTTTCTCAGCTACACCCAGCATAGATTCCATAATAGCATTGGACATTGCCGCCGTGGCTGCTGTCCCAGTAATTCCTGAAAATGCAATAGTTTTAGAAACATCACGAGCCAAACCTTGCGCCCAGGGTGGTATAATTGGATCTCCCGATTCAGACTTAAATTCCGCAGCAATGGTTTTCATTTGCCAAAGAACTGAGGTTTTAGCGTCTACAAAGTCTGTACCTTCACGGGCTAGTTTATCGGCAAGAAGTTTCCCAGCAACCGTAGAGGTATCTATCATTGTAGAGATGTTAATATTTGCGTAGTCGTTGAGGGCTTCGCCAGTAACATTAACTGTGCCATCAGGGTTAACACCCGTAGCCGCACCCGTCATATCTATCTGTTCAGCGTCTACCAGGTTTTCGTCACGTATCTCCCCTGTGGCTGCATTTACCGTAGTGGCATCTGTCCCAAGTTGATCTTCAGTAGTAAGTGCATCAAAGGTTTCAGCATCTGGAGTGTCTATTGTATCTACAGTGCTAAGATCGTCTACTGTTTCTACTTCAACAGCAGTAGTCTCTCCTTTTTGAAATATATCTTTATTTGCATCCAGCAAAGTTCCTAGTGCGTTGGGATCAAGTGCATCAACTTTACCGTCTAGTACAGCACCATTTTTTTCTAGCCAAGCTTGTGGATCATCTCGTATTTCTTTAACCTGGGCATCACTTTCAGCCATACCCACTGCGGAAGCAAAGTCGAGTATAGTCTGAGCAACGTCAAATTCTGGCTCTGGTACAACAGGAGCGGCTGCTACAGCCTGTGTAGTAGAATTGTTATCATTACCCCCACCACCACCGCCGTCATTGTTGTTATTAGCATTTTCATTAGTATTACCGCTGACACTAGTAACACCCACTGATAGCATACTTTCTGCTGCCACTCTATTGGCATTATTTTCTATTGTTTCAAGCTTTCCGCCGACATACTGTGTGTCATTATTCGGCGTAATCACATTTGCCACACTCTGTGTGAAAGTATTACCGTTACCTATGTTATTTGCCCACCAACCAGCCATTACAATTTATCCTTTTCTTCATTGCAGACACGAACACGGTCCCGCAGGTAAATATAATTTTTTATAGCCTGATTTATTGCCGTACTTTCAGGCGGTAGGCTTTCAATTTCATTTGCAAGTTGAGCGTTAAAATCTTCGCTGTAGTCGGCAATGGGTGGGCAGTATACTTCTACCTGCGTCCTATAAACCGTTTGACCGCAGCCGATCAGCAATAGACTTGTCATCAGTAAGATTGTCGTTTTCATGCTCTGCCATATTCTTATAAAATGTTGATGATTTTTTTTGTGCTTCAAGTTCGTCTTCAAGAACTTTGGTCTTTTCTTTTGCTCTACCTTTAACCTGGCCCATCACATAGATAATGGGCAGGGCAAGTGTTAAAGTGGCTATGATGTACATTTTAATCTTGCCAAAAATAAACATTAGTGGACGCCTTCTTTGCTATCCTTAAATCTGGCGTAAGCTGCCAGTGCTATGCCGCCAATTGCACAGATGAGAAATACTGTTTTAAGCATAGGGGCGTAACTAACTAGTCCCTGGATTTGACCAGCAACTTCGTTCATTGCTGTAGCTGCACCTGCTATCCCAGCACCTGCCATCGTCTTGCTTTTAGCTAATGACTTAGTAGCGGTTGCTACGGGTGCTTGCACCATTGTGGGCGTACCGTCTGGTGTAATTATTTTAGCATCTGCACTAAATAGGGCAGCTTCAGCCGCACGGCGTCTTGTTAACCCTGCCAGGGGTATTAACTTGCCATTAACACGGGCTTTGTTCCAACGCATTAACTGTTCTGGAACCTCATCGTATAAATGTTTGTTTAGTTTTTTTAAGGCTGTGCTTGATTTAAATGCACTAGCCCCAAGATTAAAAATAAACGAGGCTAAAGCGTCATACTGATTTTGAGTAAGAGGCACTTTTACGCAATGCTTTATAGCTTCAGCGTGTTCGTTAATATCATGGGTTAGCCGTTCTTCACAATAATCTATTGACCAACCTTTACCTTCCTCAATGTCCCGTGTGGCTCCCCAACCCTGTGTGAGTACTCCCGCACTGCATTTGTACGGATAGACCATACCGTCTTCTTTTAAGTCGTGTAGACCTTCAAATTCTTTAACTAACTCTACGCCTCTGGCAGAAATTGATTTTGGATGCATAATTACCTCGTTTGTGCAAAAGGTGAAGTGAAACCACTTGCAGGAAGTGCGCTGGATGAAGCAGCACTAAGATTGCCCATAGAAGCATTAGCTCCCTGCGTTTTGTTTAAACTACTTAAATTATCTAGGGTGGTTCTGACGTTAATTGTTTTTGTTCCAAGACCCTGACCACTAACATCAAATGAGTTTAGGATTAGGTTACCTTGAGCATCCATTGCACGACTGATTGTATTGCCCTGCTCATCGATGCTGCTTTCAATCAATCTACCGTTATCGTCAAAAGCATTACCTAATTGCGTAAACTCTTGGCGCATTCCCATGTCTAAATCTGTTTGGGATGCAGCAATTTTAGCCATGTCCCTAGCCTGGATTATTTGACTTGCATCTAGACTTGCTAGACCTTTAGCAAACTCTGTTTCAGCTTCAGCCGTTTTGGCTGCTTGCTGTTGGGCAGTGTTTTGAACACTGGCAAATCCACCTTCGACTGTATTTCCTAACGTCTTGACTTGAGCATCCACACCTTTTGCTACATCTGACAATTGAGAGGACGCAGCATCTGCAAAGCCACCAATATCCTGGCGCAACTGCTGATTAGCATTTGCATTGGCTAACTGCATATCTGCCCGTGTCTGTTGTGCTAATTGAGTATCATCCGCATATCGATCAGCATATGTATCAAAACTGCTTTGAAAGCCTTCCTGGTTCGTCTGTATTGCTGCCTGATTTTCTAACTGCTGGTTTGCGTAGGTAGTAGCATCATCCGACATTACATCTAAACTATCTTGTAGGCTACCTTGACCACCTAAAACTTCTGCCTGTGTATTTGTAAGCTGCGTCTGGGCATCCCCAAACCCTTGATCTAGGGCATCACCCGTATCCGCAAATCCTGTGTTCATAGCTTCACCTGTGGCAGCAAACTGTGCAGTTCGATCTGCCTGTGCGTCTGAAAAACCTTGTGCTTGATCTACAAAACCCTGATCCACCGACCCTTGGATATTTCCTGTGGCGGTATCTAACGTATCAAACCTATTTCCTGCCTCATCAAAACCACCCGTAACATCTGTTTGTAAATTGCCCAGTGCCTGATTGTTTTGTGCTAGAGCCGTGGCATTTGCGCCTACGCCAGTATTAACGGCATCAAACTGAGTGTTCATACCCTGATTGTAATTATCAAGTAATGTTTGAATGTTGGTAAAACCGCTTGCTACACCAGTGTTTATACCTTCAGCAGCACTGTCTATACGCCCACCTAAACCTGTAACTTCTCCAGATATGGTATTTAACTTGTTACCCGCAGCATCAAAGCCTTCTTGAACTTGTGTCCCTAGAGTACCCTGGTTGGCTTGGATCTGAGCGTATTGGTCATCTCCCAAACCCGTGTTGGTTACTTCAGTGGTTTTATTAAAACTCATTTGTCTACCCTTTCACTGCTAAGAAACCAACGTCCCTGTAGCCCATTCTTTGTAAAAATTTCTTGTAACCAGTTCCGTATGCTTCAGTGCTTGCACCTATTGATATTTCTTCTGCGCCCATGCCTCTTGCCCATTTCTCAAAAGATAAAACCATTTGTTTTAAAATTGTTGGGGCGTATCTTCGATACTCTGGCAAGACACATACAGCCCAATCGCCAGCGTATTTCATGTCGCTAAAGTAGTGTGGATCTACATACCCGTGAAAGTAACCAAGGATATCGTCTGATCCTTTATTTAGGGCCACAATTACGAATACTGGGCTGTTTGGTTTAAAGCTTAGAGACAGTAGATTTTTAACTTTATCTTCATTGTAGCTAAAAACTTTGTATCGTGAATTTTTATGTAGCCACTTTGATATTTGTAATACTGAGGGAAGATCTGTATCTCTAAGCCGTCTTACATAAACGGTCATAAAAACCTTAATTTTTGGAGATTGGCTTAACTATACCACCTAGTTGTGGTACTTTGCAAGTACTATCTTCTTCCTATGTTAGTAAATCCAAAAAATGACGCTACTAATGCGGATACACTTACAAAATATACACCAGCAATAGATGTTAAACTTTCTGTAGCTTGATCTAGCCCTGCCCAGGACGTTAAAACAATAGAGAATGGGTACAGTAGCATCCCGCCTAAAGCGAACCAGATCATGGCTCTCTGCTGATCTCTTTTGCTATTTTCATCGTTGATACGCATTCGGCGATCTTCAAGTTCCAGCTTTTGCCATTCGGCTTGGTCGATATGACCGTTGCCATCAGCATCATATTTCTCAAATTCAGTCATTTTTTACGTTTCCGTCTGGCGAAATTTAATGCTACGTTTTTACTAGTGGTAATTATAAGGATTTTATTTTTATCGTTTACAATAATGTATTTGTTATTACGTTCTATCAGGTATTTCTTTGGCAATAGTCAAGTTTTTAAGCAGCCCACGGCATACCTGTGGAGTTAGCACTGTTAGCTATCTTATTAGTAATGTTAGACGTTATAAGAGCTTCATTGGATGCACCTACACCGTCAGCTTTACACCAAGCTAATACGTCTGCCTCAGTTAAGTCTGTGTATGCCTTAAAGTCTGATGCTGTGTGGTCAGGTGTAGCTTGTTTATCAAAAGTTCTTCCGTCTTCTGTAACAGATTCTGTATGCAAGTATGACCCTGACCTACTGTGACTTACTTTAGTGTCAGCATCTACGCCACTGCAAGACCACTCAACTTTATATACTGCACCTGTTGCAGTGACTTTGTGCATATCACTAACAGACCATGTGAATGTAATTGCCATGTTTTATCCTTCCAGTGTTGCAATACGAGCGAGTGCTGCATCTAGTTTAGTTGATAGTTCTTGTATGGATTTAATTAATGGAGAAACAAACATTTCACGGCTAATTGTTTGAACACCATCTAGCCCCTCTCCCCAACCTGCAAAAGTATCAACACCTTCGGCATCTAAAGCTGTTTTAACTTGTTGTGCAACTAGACCATGCATAGTTACATCAGTGTTTCTTTCGTTAGTTTCTTTATAGTAAGGTAGACTTTTATCAATTTCTGGGCTTGGTTTCCATTTGTAAGTAACAGGATTTAGTCGGTTTATAAAAGACAACCCAAGAGTATCATCTTGTATATTTATTTTTAGCCGTTCATCAGATGACTGTGACCAAGTAGCATTTGAAGTAAAAGTATTGGAAATTTTACCTGCACCAGAACCTATAGTAACAGTGCTACCACCACTACCTGTGACTCCTGGACCAATTACTATTTCTGCTGAAACTGTTGCACTTGAAACTTGATTTAAGTATCCAAGTGTAACATTAGAAACACCTGTCGTGATTGCAGTTCCTGAATCTCTACCTATACAAGTATTGCCATTGCCTGCACCTTCAAGGTTTTGAGCAGCACCTTGACCTAATGCTGTGTTATTTGCTCCAGTAAGTTTATTAGAAGGATCACCTACCCCACAACTAGCCCCTACAAAGGTATTTGTGTTTCCTGTGGTTACATTTGCTCCAGCTTGGAATCCTATAAAAGTTCCTGCTATAGCTGATGTGACTTGTAGTCCTGCACTATATCCTACTCCTACATTGCCTCCAGAAGAATTATCAGTAAGATTATGAGCAGCTAAAGCTCCTGATCCGATTGCAACATTGTCGTGAGACTTAGTGTTAAGACGCATCGCAGGTTGAACTGTACCATCAAAAGCACCAATGGCTACATTACCATCTGCATCAACTATATCCGCAGCAGCATATCTACCCACGGCTATGTTGCCAATACCTTCTGTGCAATCTTCTAACGCACTGACTCCTATAGCCAGATTGTCTGTTCCAGAAGTATTTGAAGTAAGAGCATTTGCACCAACAGCCGTTAGACCTGTTTCATCCGTAGTAACAGCATCACCTGCACCATAACCAATAAACGTATGAAGGTGACCCGTACTTATAGCCGTTCCTGCCTCATCGCCCACACAGACGTTGAAGTCACCGCCAGAGGCTATTGAGTTACCTGCGTTTGTACCAAGTCTTACGTTAGATGTACCTGATGTGGGTGTTCTTATATCGTTATCTCCAATAACAAATTTGTTAGTGCCAGAAGCGTGTGGTGCATCAGTAGAACCAACATTGTTTCTAAAGATTACCTCACCTGCGTTACTGCTTGCACTAATATAGATGTTATTGCTGTCCGAACCTATCTTACCAATGTTTCCAGAGGACGGGCCATAATCAATATAACCTGTTACGTCAATGCCATCAGCTTCAGTGGAGAGTTTAGTAGCATTATCGTGCATAAGTTCAACAGAACCATCAGCTACAGCACGTAACATCGTTTCATCACCTGATGTTTTAAACCTAATGTCGTTATTCACTATGCCGAAAACACCAGAACTTAAAGTCAGAGTAGTTCCATCAAGCGTAAAGTTATCTACAACAACACCAGCGTTGGCTGTGACTACACCTGTGACTCCAAGAGTACCCGCCATCGTAACATTTACTGTACCAGTGGGTATCTCTATAACATCAGCATCTGCATCATTCTTTATGGTCACATCATTTGTAGAGCCTTGACCTGTTAGGATCAAACCTTCAGCAGCAGTATAACCCATAGCTGCATTATCACCAGCAGCAGTATCGCCTGTCGCTTCAACAGTTAAACCTGTGACTACACCGCTTGCATTGACGGCATCTAGGGTGAGTGTGCCCGCAATATCCTTGTCTGCACTATCGGCGAGATCTCTAGCTCTGGTCATTATGTGCTATCCTTTTGTGTTGTATGTTACCAAGGTACGCCAGAAGAAGTAGCAGCGGCACGATCTATCTGACCTTGCACCTTTGCTGTACGTTCATCTTCAATACGTTTCTTAGCTTCAGCGGCTGTTTCATCACCTGTTTTAAGGCTGTCATATACCCACCCAAGAACGTCACTTTCTTTTAGGTCTGCATATGCAATGTAGTCTGATGCAGAAGGATCAGCAGTGCATCGCAACTTGCCACCTTCTTGTGCTGAGTATGTACCATTAGTTGCGGTTAGTGACCAGTAGACAAGAGATACACCCCCGTCTGAGTCCTTATGCGTCATGTCGTTGACGCTCCAAGTTGTAGTTATTGCCATTTGTTTATCCTTCTAGGGCTGCTACTTTAGTTTCTAATTCTTCAATCTTTTTCATTGCTTCTTGAAGGGCTTTAGTAAGGAGGGGTGTAAGCCTACCATAGTCAACAGACCAAGGAGAACGTGTTTCATCATCACCCCCAACTAAAACAGGGTCAGACCATTTTTCGTTTAATTCTTGTGCAATAAAGCCTGTTTCAACTTTATCAGACTTCTTCCATTTATAATCTCTGACTTGTAAGGATTTAACTACATCCCATTTAGATTCAGTGTCTACAATGTTTTCCTTTAACCGTTCATCAGATGACGTATTAAAAGCTACACTGCCTGTACCCTCTCCAGAAATTGAGCCTTGTACCCCCCCTTGGTCATTAAATCTAACATAGATTGCGGTTGCAAAAGCACTATCATTTGTAAAAGCAAGATGTAAAAGTTCAGAGTCAGCTTCTACTGAATCATCGCTGTCAGTAACCATCATTATGGGAGTGGTATTACCTGCTGTAGAACCACGAACATGGAGACTTTGTGCTGTAACTCCATTAAAAGCTCCACCACTATTTTTAATAGTAACTACCTCATTACCTGCATCAACAAAAAAACAGTCGCCATTAGAATCACTCTCAACACGAAAGTCTAGGTCTGCACTATGTTCATTAAATACAGTTTCTGTAGGAGGCATATATAGTCTATTTACATTTGCACCACCTAATCTTGTGTTTATAGCAAAAGCACCATCTTCTGTGCCATCACTTGCATCAATGATAGACGCATTAATTCTGGCATATTCAACAGCCTCATCAGCGTCATTTTCTCCGTAAAATTCTAGTATGCCTAGTTGGTCATTATCAGCAGGAGAGCTACTGTCTCTCTGTAAAATAAGTCTTGGACCATCACTTGCCCCTGCTTCTGTAGAAACAAGGCTCATTAAATGTCTGTCCGTAGAGTGAAACTGACTTGATGTAGCTCCACTTACATTAAATACTCCACCTAAGTCAGTAGATGTCCCAATGTTTACATGGTCATTACCACCATCAACGAAGAGCATATGTTGATTACCGTTACTCTCAACACGGAAGTCTACGTCTACAGAATCGTCATTAAAGACTGTTTCACCACTAATAGATTTAATCCTAGAAACATTAGAACCTGCTGTTATAGTATTGATATTTAATAACCCGTCTTCTGAACCATCACTAACATCCATTGCATAGACTTCTATCTCACCATATGTAACATCTTGAGAGTTGTCATTTCGTCCTACAAAAAGAATATTACCCATTTCATCTACATCAGCAGGTGAACCAGAGTTGCGGTACATTCTAAGGTTTGGCCCAGAACTTGCATCTGCATCAGTAGACACAAGAGAAAGTGTGTTTGAGTTATCAGCAGTTGTTATTGTAGAAGCAGCATTACTAGCAAACCCACCGTTGAACACAGTAGCTGCTGTTGTAGTGAGAACACCTGTAACAAGGGCAGTCGTTGCCATGTTAACAGCACCGTCAATGTCCACAACATCTAGGTTTGTTGTTCCATTAATATCAATGTTACCTGATATGTCTAATGTTGCAGCTACAACGTCAGTCATAGTAGTCGTACCAGTAAACGTCTGACTGTTTATCTCAAACGTGGCATATGAAATTACATCCAGAATATCGTTTTCAGCAGCCCCTGACGCCAGCACGATGTCTGAGCCGTTAGTTGCTGTGA